GCGCACGCCCTCGGCAGGTGATGAACCTGCTGAACGTGCGCCCTCGCGTGACTACCCGTCACGATGGGTTAGTCCTGACTGGATTAATCTAACTAGGAATCATCCTGTGTCACACCTTATCGATAGAGTGCAAACTGGTGCTACTCGTTTTTATACGAGTTCCTGGACCGATTTAGGGCCTAATCCTCCGTCATCTTCAACGGTGACGTGGACTAATGAGCTTCACGGTTCAACGAACGACATGTGGCAACGCCGTCTGAGAATTCATGACGACGTTACAAGCAACATGTTCGCTCGTAGCATTTCAGTTGAGCACGTCGAGGGTGCTATTGTGAGTAAGGGCTGGGTGAATGGGAGTAAGACGCCTGCGAACGCCCGTGAGGACGGTCGTCAGGGGTCCATCTCTCATTCCTCTCAAGCCTTCTACCCTTCAGCCGACGATGGTTCCGCCCGTGCCATTGGAATGGCCGGCAGTGAGTTCTGGAACGCCGTGCAGAAAGCTCGTCACGCCATCGAGGGTGGCGAGCTGCTCGGCGAACTCGGACAAACTGTTAAGGCGGTGAAAGATCTCTCTCATGCCATGGTTTCCACTTTGTTCGACTGGACTAAAGCGATGCGAAAGCTTCGCCGTCGTCACAGGAACAACTGGAGGAGATACGTGGCCAATGCGGGAGATGCCTATCTGCAGTGGAAGTTTGGCTGGGATCCTCTCGCCAAGGATATCGCTGCTATCGCTCGCGAGGCCGAGCTCGACTGGATCTCAGTCGTGCCCGTTAACTCGTTTGGCGTTGGCAGTGGTACACCTAGCGTGAACACCAGTCAGACAACTCTTGTTGGCCTTGTCTACGACGTAGTCACGGTTACCAAGCAGCGCACAGAAGTGCGGTACAATGCAGGTATAAAAGTTCAGAGGTTTGGGATTGGGGGCCTCGTGGAGAGGTTCGGCGTTTTGCCGAACGATTTTCTCCCGACGGTTTACAATCTCTTGCCCTGGACCTGGCTTTTGGACTATTTCACCAACATCGGTGGGATGGTCAACGCGCTAAGTAACATGGGTGTGTCTTACAGCCATACTTCCCGAACAGATAAAACTATTCGGGAGACCACTGTCATTGCGGGGAGTAATCCTCGCACTGCTCAGGGCCTTGGTTGGATCGACGCGCCTGGTTACCCAATCGTTTCGCCTTCCGTTACACAGTGGACATCAAAGGTCGTACAGCGTATCAAAGCGGCTCCCGATGCCTGGCCGGATTTGCAATTCCGGTTCCCGTTCACCTCATCGGTGGGCGGGAGATGGCAAGCGGGCAATATTGCCGCCGTGTTAGCTGCGAAAGCCTTTGGTGATTCATCTATTGCGTCCTATGGCGCTCGCGGGTAGCGAGTGTTAAGACGCGAATCCATCTGGAGCTAAAAATGCTCACTATCCCGACGACCGTCAATCAGGCGGTCGGTGCTGTTACGGGGTTCACTACCCCGACCTTCACAACTGCACAGTCCTCCACGACCATTCCCAATGGTAAGGTGGCTACTGTCACTGCGAAGGGCGGTGGCGCGCAGCCCAGTGCTGTGGACGTACATTCGGCCTCCCGGCCGTTTTCGTTCCTTAGCACGAAGCCCGCTACCGTTCGAGGAGTCCCTGCCTTGAATTCGGCAGGTCAGCTACTCAATGTTCCGGTCAATGTGTACGGCCTCTCGACGCTCAAAGGCCTGACTTCAATGTCAGGCCAGCCGAGCCAGAGGGGCTATGTCAAAACGCAGTTCGGCATCCCTGCCGGCGCTGACGTCATTGATCCGGACAACGTCGCCGCTATGATCTTGGCCCATATCATGGTTCTTGCACAGATCGTGCAGGAGATCGTGAACACGGGTAAGACTGGCGAAATTTAACTTTAAAAGGAATCAATTGTATGAACTCTACCGATGCGAAAAAGCACGGCTTCGCGGTTGAAATGACTCCCAATGGGAGCTCCGCGGATGTCCGTACGTTGGTCTCTTTTGGAGTAGGCGACAGCCTGTTCACCCGTTTGCTTCACGCCATTCCTGCCGGTCAGTTGGCGGCTTTAGCAAGGGCCGATGTGGTCCTTGTTGAGCTCCATCCTGACCGGGTCGGGGGCGCGAATGATGTGCTTGACCTGGATCAGCCGCGCGGCGGCGACGAATTTCGATGCAGCGTAAAGCTGTTCGAGAAGAGTCCTGTCCGCGGTTGGAATGCAGGTTCGTACTCATGCATTTCTGACGTTTATGTCAGGACCCTTAAGTTCTATGAACTCGAGGATCGTGCATGGGTGCAGGGCTACATCGACGGGGTATCAGGCCATGATGACTGATCGCGATTCATGGAGAGGATTCTCTCATGACGCTCTTGTCAACGCTGTCTCTGAAGATCTCGCTGAGTCTGGGTGGACTGACTGTCCTGCTCAGCTTTGCGAGGCGTCCAGTGACCCGGTTCAGGTGGCTGGTGATGCTCTCGTCAAATCGCTATTTAAAAAATGGCGGTCGACGAACACCACGGCCGAAGATCGGGCACTCTTGATCTTTCTTGAGGCTAATCACCTCTCGAGAGAGTGGACGTTACCGGAAGAGTTGTCGTTCAACGGACGGTATTCAACTGTCCTTGGCCGACTTAAGTGGGAACTTGACAAGTTTCTACACCCTAACGGTGAACTGCTAGTCGACTCCTATGAGAAATTGTGGGAGAATGGCTATTCAGGGCCTGGGGCAAGCATCGGTGCACGTGGCTTTAGCTTCTATGCTAAGCATGGTGCGTCATGCCTGACTTCAGGATCTTTAGACCTGTACATGAGCTACAGGCGCCACTGTTCAGCCAAGCCCACGTGGGACGCAGCCGAAGAACGGCGCATATCCCTTGAGGGTGTTGTGAAAGTGGTCGACTCGTCACGTGTTTCTTTTGCACCCAAAAACGCAGACGTTGCGCGGCTAATCTGTACTGAGCCCTCCGTTAACATGTTCGCACAGCTAGGGCTGAAGACTATCCTTGACGGACGTCTTCAGAACCATTGGCATGTGAACATGGAGGACCAGCCGGAGATAAACCGCTTCCTCGCCAGAGTTGGAAGCTTGTCAGAGGGGTTTGCAACCCTCGACTTGTCTTCTGCCTCTGACTCGGTATCTGTCGCCTTGTGCCGGGAGATCCTGCCGTCGTGGTTCTTCGAACTACTGATGGACTTACGGTCGCCCCGGTGTGAGGTGCGGAGTCACGGGTTGAGCGTGGATCTTGGGATGATATCTACGATGGGGAACGGTTTTACGTTTCCTGTTATGACCATTATCCTGAGCAGCGTCGTTCGAGCCGTCTACCATCACCTCGACATCCCCATAAGGGATAATCGAAGGCACGAGGTGGACGGGAAACTGCTTACCGATCCGGCCAACTGGGCTGTATTCGGGGACGATATTATCGTGCGCCGCGAGGCGTACGAGACTGTCGTCCACGTTCTGCAGCTCCTAGGCTTTTCGGTGAACAGCTCGAAGTCCTTTAATACAGGACGGTTCCGCGAATCCTGCGGCCATGACTACTTTAATGGCCTTAATGTCCGCGGCGTTTATCTTAAAAAGATGACGTCGCTGCAGGACCTCGCGGTCGCTGTGAACCTACTAGTCAATTGGACCGCGCAGACTGGAATCAGCCTGCGTCGTGGTTGTCGGTACCTGATGTCCTTCTTTCGAAGTAATTGGGTGCCCTACGTACCGTACGCTTCGCCGCTTGACAGCGGCATACGCGTGCCCAGAGAGTTAGTACCGTCCGAAATCAGGCGCCCCCGAAAGGGTGCGAACTGGAGGTTTAAGACCTGCTTCAAAAGCTGGGTCTCTACGCCTCAGAAAGTTCGGATCGGCGACGGAGACATTGAAGTCCCGTCTGGTTCACGGAAGCTTGGTTATAACGCTGACGCGTTGTTGCTGAGTTTCCTCCTAGGCGAAGTTAGGGACGGGGTTATCTTGGTCAGACACCAATCTGCACTAAGTAACTACCGTACGCAGTGGAGTGTGACCCCGGACTGGGATCACGTTCCACCGTCGTACTGGTTTAGTCACCAGCGCGACTGGCGGCGCTTCACAAGCGCCGTTTACTCAAACTTGTTTGAGTAGACCTGGGGCATAGTGCCCAACCTGGA